TAATAGCGGCTGCTCCGGCGGGCCGCGTCAGCGGCTCCGTGCCCTTCAAGACCTTGCCAAGAGTGCCGCCCCTGACCGCCGCAATAAATGCCTCTGCCGGTCCCCGGTCGGCTGCCGACAGGGCGTCCAATGCGGCGAACCCAAGGACCGTCCCCAACACTTTCCCCCCCGTGGCGTATTTCGCTATTTCAATCGGCAGTTGGCCGACTATTTGGTAGATTTTAGAGATCGTGTCGTCGTCTATTTCGGTCTTTTTCGGTGCCACTTCAATAGCCATCTTACGAAGCCATCGCTCGGCTTGACCAAACCCAGAATTCGGGTCCGTACTCGGTAGGCCGACACCGGTTTTCTCGGCCAGATAATCTCCCATGCGATTTACTAGCATCGTCGCATTTGCGCTAAGATTGTACAGACCGGATATTGACTGAAGGTAACCGCCACGGAGGCCCATGGACGGTTTTTCGAGAGCCTTGTGGTATAGCTTCGCCGCCTCAGAAACCTCGGGGAGAATTGGGTCAGGAATGGGAACGTATCCGGCGGGTGGTTCTGGTATTGATGGCGGCGCGGTGGGCACATCGTACCCCCAATCCATTCGCTCGACAGGCGCATCGGATTGACCGACCGGGGGCGCCACTACATCAAATCGATCGAATGGGTTTGGTCCCGTCCCTACCTCGTCAAATTGGTCAAATGGATTGGCCATGAGTTACTTTCCCAAATACTTCAATGCCATGCCAGGGCCAAACTTCTTATCAAAAAGAAGAATGATTTCTTTCTCACCCAACTTATCAGGGTTGGTTCTAAGGTAGGTAATGTGATCTTGAGATGGTATTTTGAAGGTCGATGTTTGGGTGTTAGAGCTAGGAGGTGGCGCGGTCGGCACATCGTTCCCCCAATCCATTGGATTGACAGGCACATAGGGTGCTTCTGTAGGAACGTTTTTATCACCAAGTCCTTTAAGCATCTTGATAATTGTATCAATAATCCCATCGTCTTCTGTGTTATTGTCAGTTTGTTTTGCAGGCGGTCCGGGCGCTTTTTCATCGGGGAAAAGATACCGAATCCCCTCGTCAGCCGCTTCTCTTGCAGACTTTGAGTCGCCGTTGTATCTAAAATGAGCCGTATACAGCATGGCCCTGACATCGGCCTTGCTTTTTGTCATAGATTGACGGGCTATTAAAAGGGCGTCCTTTTCAGGGATTTTCAAAACTTTAGAGATGTAGGCCGTATTGTCTATTAATGACGTTGATCTCGGACTAGTTAGTTGCGTAAGTTTTGCTCTAGCGGCTTTAAATTCTTTTTCTGTAATTCTGCCACGTTTGAAATCTGCGGCTAATTTCCCAAGTGCCGAATATGGCGTTGTAGGCCTCAACCCCGCCGCAACCATCGCTTCCATAACTTTCTTTCCTGCACCTCCCTTTGCTAAAGCCATAATTAGGGGCCGAATATTAGCAGGATAAGCTTTTAATACTGGGTTCGTTTCTTCTGTTACTGGTCGCGTTTTAGCCACGCGAACAGCTTGCGAAGGATTGAAATTCCCGAAACCTTCTTTCATCCAACCCGACCCAGCACCAATGCGGGGCATATTTTGGCCTCTATAATCCTGCTTTTCCTCATAGCCCAGGTCAGTTACCATTTGATATTGGCCAGGAATTGGCACATGACGTGTAACGGGCATAGGTGTCAGTGCCGCCGTTATCGCCTTACGCTGCGTCTCTTTCCGCTTGTACTCTTTTTCCTTCCTTTCCAACATCTGCATCATCAGCCCTTGCTTCATGCTGTTGGCGAGCGAGTTTTGGTAATTCGTAAATACCGGCGCGAGATTTAACGGTTGACCCCCAGGCGTGCGCGACGGCGCACCGGCCCTCGAAAACGCCGCCCCGGCTTGGAAAAGCGCATTGGTCAGCGCGCTGCTGCGCGCGCTATCTACACTTCCCGGCGTCATCACGCCGAGATCAATGAGGCGCTGCCAATCCATTTCGGTCATGGCTATAGCCCCCTAAGCCATTCAAACAACCCTGCGTCAGCCGCCACGCTCCCGATCCCCGCAATGTTGGCGATATTGCCGATACCTTGCTGCGTCGGGTTGCTGAAGTATGGCGTTTGCGAGGCCACGTCACCGCCAATCGTGCCGCCCCTCGTTAGAGCCGCATACTCGGCAAGCCGTCGTGCTGGTTCATTCTGGAGAAAATCAAATCTCGCCATCTGGCCGCGCAATGCTTCACCGCCCTTCGCTTCGCGTATCGCGCCAAATTGTGCCAAGCGACCGATGTCATCGTAATCAGCCGCGGCAGCAGTTGGTGCCATTGCCGCCGCAGCCAGCCGCGTGCGTTGATCCTGGTTTGATAGACCGCCAAGAAATTGTTGAGCTTGGATTTGACGACTGCGCTCGCGGTCATAGTCGGCTGCGTAAACTGGCGCTAACGCCTGGGTCAGCGCGCCAATATTCGCGCCACTGCCCAACCGACCGGCGCGCGAGAATTGACCTTGAACACGATCAATGGCTGGCTGTAGCGCAGCCTCTAAAAATGGATTCCCAGCATTAAGGAAATCGCCTCTAGCCGTCGAAGTTAAAAATTCATTTGCAGGGTTGGTGAACCCTAGCGCGCCAGACACCGCGCCTTGCGCCTGTGGAATAAGCGGTGACCCCGCTACTGCCCGTCCCTCGCCGGCGCCCAGTGCGGCAAGGGATGGCGCCGAAAAATCGGTGTAAGTTTTTCCTGGGAAAAAACTGCGCGGTTGTCCAAAAAGGTTTTCGGCTTCGCCCAGAATTCTCGTCAGATGCGGAAGTGCGTATGCGGGCGGTGTCGTTGTTTGCGTTTGCTCAACCGTGGTGACTTCATCTCCACCACCAAAAATATCGCCGATGAAACTCATTGTAAATTCCTCGTCATAACCGTCGCCATTTCTTTATATCCGAGTGTTTTGCCCCATCCGCGCCGACCAACTATCGACGCCTGGATGCAGCCGTTGTTTTTCGCGTCCTCACTGACGCGCTTTTCAATTTCTCGTAATTCGTTTAGATCACCGCCCGCCAGCCAGTAATGCAGTTGGCGGCCTGCGGGAAATTCCATTATTTGCGTAACAACAGCGCATCGCTCACCGACATGAAGTTGCGCTTTGCCGTCTTCGACCATTTTCAGAACGTCAGCGACGCTGTGGGTGTTTCCACAATGATCCAAGGCGTCCTGAATATATTGCTCAACCAATGACGGCATAGGCATAGGTTCGCGTCGTTGATGCGGATGCGTGCGTAATTATGAAACTGTTTTTACTCCGTGCAGATACCCAGATGTTTTCCGTAGCGGCATCGGCCGTCGTAGGCATAAACAAAATCACACTGTCGCCGCCAACGCGATAATCGGGAACCGTCGTTGTCGTTGACGAATTGCTCAGTGTAACCGTGGCGGTTGCGTTCAGCTTTCCTTGCAAAATGTTATTAACAACTTCCGATGTTTCTCTGGCATCAGAAAACGGCGTCAACGCCCGAAAGCTAGTCGTCGCCATCAGCGCATTCCCGTCGCGCGGGCGTCAACATCGATGCCCTGCACTTGGTCCCAAATTCCGCTAATATTTAGCCGCACCCGATGGTAGCGGCCTTCGCTGCGAACCGGGATGAACCCTTCCGACGTGATGCTGGCCGCTGTCGAAAAAATCACGTCGTCGTAGGGCAACACACGGCTACCAACTTGCGCAGTTATCGTCGGAGTCTGACCGCTGACATATGGCACGATGGTATTGACTAAAGACCGTTTTTTACCAATTTGGAACTCGCCGGTATCAATGACTGCCGGGAGTCGGTCACCCGTAAACGCTTGTATCTTTTTATCAGCAGCAGCAGCGAAAAAGAAACTCCCGCCATTGTAAAGTTGGCTATCTAAACTCGCAGGCAGCGCGTCGAGGCTAGAATTGATATTGTCGAGTTCCTCTAGCGTATATCCAACCATGAAAAGCTGCGCCAACGCATCACAACTAACAACCGCTCGGCTCCAACGGTTAAGATTATAATTATAGATTAGCAACTCGTCGTTTTTTGAGCCGCCGCTATTAACGCTGGGATACGCCCAGACAACCGTCTGATTTAATGGATCGACGGCGGCAACGATGTTATTCGCCGCGCTTAGATTTACGCGGTCATAAAAATATGTATTTACTTTTTCGGCACCGATGGGCAGTAGCTCCGACCCGGCCAGCATATAAAAGCCATCGTCCGATAGGAAAAACACAGTGTTTCCGATTGACGCGACCGAGCCGGGAACATTGCATCCGCGCGACGTGGCTATTTTGTCGAATTGAAAAATCAACGGCGCGCCGACAAATTGCCCGCGCACAATGCCGCGCTCAAATAACGCTATGGCATATTCACCGCCAACCAATCCGGTGCAGTCGCCGAGATCAACCACGTCTTGGTAATCAGAAAGGGCGGTTCCGCTCGTCCAGCTTGTCGCTGAATTTATACCGCTCCACCAAAGTCGGTATGGTTTTACGCCATCTATGCCATCGTTTGTGTTGGCGAATATCACTTGGTCGCGCACAATAGCCACAAATTTGGCCTTGGGCGGGCTACCGCCTAAATCGGCAAACGCCGAGCCGCTGTCTACTGTCTACC